GCAACTGGAGATCGAGTTCCCGTCCGATTGGCACGAGGAGTGCGCCGGTTGGGTGCGAATCGGACTCGGGTTCATGAAAATCGGAGTCGCCTTTCCGTGGCCGTGGGTGTCGAAGGACGACTATCAGTGTTCTGGCCACACCTACGGGTTCAACTTTTTCGGTGATGGGTTGCATGTGCATTGGGGGAAGCAGCACGGCAAGACCAATGATCCGTTCACGATATTCAAGATGCCGTGGCAGTGGCGACACCGGAAACATCTGGTTCTCAGTGAGCCTGAGACTCACTCGTTCACGTATTTACTGCGCGATGGAACAGCCCAGCACAGGGACGCAACAATTCAAAAGGAAAGTCGTTTGTGGACTCGTCCGTGGATACCATATCGACGATATGAGGAGTACATCGACATTCAGTTCAGTGACGAGGTTGGTGAAAAGTCAGGTTCTTGGAAAGGTGGTGTACTTGGATGCGGCTACACCATGCATCCAGGAGAGACGCCTCTCCAGACTTTGAGGCGAATGCAGGTTGAGCGAAAACTCTGATGAACCTCAACCCCATGACTCTCATTCGTCGGCGGGCCTACCGCGCGACGTTCAACACTGTCGAGGGTCGCAAAGTGCTTGCGGACTTGAGGCGATTCTGTCGGGCATCGGTGCCCACAGCGGACGTGAACAACGTCCAGACCACGTACCTCCTCGAAGGTCGACGGGAAATCTGGTGCCGTATCCAGGCGCACCTCCAGTTGACCGACGAGGACGTTTTCAACTTGATCGAGGAAGACCCCAATGACTGACACTGCTGCCGCCCTGCTGGGCGATAACGGCACCCCTGCTGCCCCGGCCGCTGGTGTGCAACCTACCGCGCAACCAGCCCCCAACTCAGTCTGGACCGCCGCATTCGACGAGGACACGAACGCCTACGTCAGCAACAAGGGGTGGAAGGAACCCTCGGACCTGCTGATGTCGTACCGCAACCTGGAGAAGTTCGCCGGGGGCGCCAAGAACCTCTTGGAACTGCCACCCGAGGACGCCAGCCCCGAGGCACTCGAAGCCTTCTACACCAAGCTCGGCCGGCCGGCCAACCCTGACGATTACGGCTTCAAGGTGCCCGAGGGTGGCAGTCCCGAGATGGTCGAGTGGTTCAAGACCGCGGCGCACAAGCACGGATTGAACACCAAGCAGGCGCAGTCGTTGTTCAATGAGTTCAACGGCATGTCGGGCTCGATGCAGGAGAAACTCCAAGCACAGATGGCGCAGGAATCCGAAAAAGCGATCGGTTCATTGAAACAGGAGTGGGGTCAAGCCTACGATCAGATGATCGGAGCGGGTCGCCGCGCTGCTTCGGCGCTGGGGTACGACGCCGGCAAACTCAGTGCAATCGAAGACAGACCCGGCACGGCCGAGATGCTCCGTTTGTTCGCGCAACTCGGCTCCAAGATGGGCGAGGATTCGTTCGCCGGGGAGCGCAGCGAAGGTGGGTTCGGCGTCACCCCTGCCGCCGCGAAACAGCAGATCGCGGACTTGAAGCTCGACAAGGGTTTCATGGACAAGTACCTCGCTGGCGACAAGGATGCCGTGAACAAGCTCCAACGACTCATGGAGGCCGCGCATGCAGGCGGATGAGGTTCGGCTGCGCGTATTCGAGGCCATGGTGGGACAAGCAACCAAGGTCGGTTTGTTCAACCCAAAAGAACTCATTGAATCTTGTGCACAGGTCGAAAAATATGTGCTAGGATTGCCAACAGTTGAGGACCCACCGGCCCCGACCACTCGGAAGACGCTGACCAGGCCCGTCAAGGACAACCTGGTTCCAAGTTTCCTGAGCAACTGACCCCACTCAAGTGGACAAGTCGAAACAGAGCTTCGGTGATTTTGTTTCCACTTACCACCTGAAAGGGTCATATCATGAGTTTCCAAGTCACGACCGCGTTCGTGCAGCAGTACAGCACCAATGTGCAGTTGCTGCTCCAGCAGCGCGGATCTCGGTTGCGCGATTGCGTGACCGTCGGTTCCTACACCGGCAAAGCCGCCAAGGTTGTCGAGCAAATCGGCGCGGTGACGGCGCAAGCCAAAACCAGCCGCCACGCCGACACCCCACTGATCAGCACCCCGCACGACGCCCGCTGGTGTCACCCCACGGACTTCGAGTGGGCCGACATGATCGACGATCAGGACAAGTTGCGCATGCTGATCGACCCCACGAGCCCCTACGCCATGAACGGCGCATACGCTCTGGGTCGTGCGATGGATGACATCATCATCACCGCTGCTCTGGGCACCGCCCTGACCGGCGAGAACGGCTCCACGAGCACCGCATTCGACACTGCCAACCAGCAGATCGCCGTCGGCGCCACGGGTCTCACGGTCGCCAAGTTGCGTACGGCTCGCAAAATCCTGCTGACCAACGAGGTCGATGTCGCCATGGACCCCCTCTACGTCGCTGTCACGGCGGTGCAGATGGACAACCTGCTCGGCACCACCGAGGTCACGAGTTCCGACTACAACACCGTCAAGGCGCTGGTGCAGGGCAACGTGGACACGTTTCTCGGGTTCAAGTTCATCCACTGCGAGCGTCTGGGTGTCGATGGGTCGGGCGACCGGCGCTGCATCGCCTGGGCCAAGTCGGGCATGCACCTGGGCATGTGGAACGACATCACGACCAAGATCAGCGAGCGTGCTGACAAGTCGTATGCCACGCAGGTGTACGTCAAAGGGACCTTTGGTGCCACCCGCACCGAGGAAAAGAAGGTCGTCGAGATCATCTGCGATCTGTAAGGAGCACACGACATGGCACGTACCTACGCAAACGAGGTCGCCGGTTTCGGCACCACACCCACCACGAAATCCGACGGTGGTATCCACGGGGGCCATCTTCGCCGCTTCCGTGCGTCGTTCACCATGGCGGCGCAAGCCTCCGGTGACGACATCGTGCTGGCCAAGATCCCGGCCGGCTACCGCTTCGCCTTCGGCATCATCAACGCCTCGGCGACGATGGGGGGCACGGCAACGGTGGCCATCGGTATCTCGGGCGCCACGGGCAAGTACCGCACGGCGGCAATTTTCACCGCTGCGGCACCGACCCTGTTTGGCAACAGCACTGCGGCCGATGACGACGCCCTGACTGCCGAGGAGACCGTGCTTCTGACCATCGCAGCCGCATCGCTGCCGGGCTCCGGTACGGCCTACGTGGACCTGTACTTCTCGGCACCCTAAGGAGTAGCCCGTGCCCAGCGTTGTCGATCTGTGCAATAGCGCCCTCGACAAGGCGGGGCACGGTGCCATCACGAGCCTTGATGACAACACCAAGGCTGCGCGGCTCTGCTCCCGCAACTGGCCCCTGGTGCGCGACCGAGTGCTCCGCGTACACCCGTGGAACTTTGCCGTGGTTCGCACGAACCTCGCTCCACACGAGACTGCCCCGTCGTGGGGCTTCACGGCGAAGTTCCCCCTACCCTCTGATTTCCTGCGCCTGCTTGAAGTGCGTGACCTGTCCACTGGCGAGTTCCAGTTGGAGAAGGGGTTCATCCACGCCAACGCGACGGTGCTCTACATCCGGTACATCTCGCGCATCGAGGACCCCAACGTCTACGACGCGCTGTTCTTCGACACCGTGGCCACGCGCCTGGCCGCCGATCTTGCCGAACCCCTGACCCAGAGCACCACCAAGAAAAAGGCGCTGATGGAGGAGTACGACGCCTTCATCGACGATGCGAAGCGTGCCGACGCGCAGGAGAACCCGCCCGCCGAGTACGAGGAGGACAGTTGGATCGAAGTGAGGTACTGACGTGAAGGTATCTCCCGCTCAAACCTCCTTCAACGCAGGGGAACTGTCCCCCCTGCTCAAGGGTCGCCCGTCTCTGGAGAAATTCAAGAACGGATGCGAGACCCTTGAAAACTTCATCCCCCAGATCCAGGGTCCCGCGCGCAAGCGCCCCGGCACCCGGTTCGTGGCCGAGGTCAAGGACTCCGCGGACGCTACGCAACTGATCCCGTTCGAATACAGCACCAGTCAAGCCTATGGTCTGGAGTTCGGGGACCTGTACGTCCGGTTCTATCTGGACGGCGGGGTCGTTGAGTCGAGCCCCGGTGTCCCTTACGAGGTCGTGAGTCCGTACACCTCGGCTCAGGTGGGCGCCCTGGAATACGCTCAGTCGGCCGACGTGATCTACATCACGCACCCCGAGCACCCACCCTACAAACTCGCCCGTGTCAGCGCCCTGTCGTGGACCCTGACCGCCGTGGTGTTCGCATGGCCACCGTTCAACGACGAGAACACCGGTGCCATCACCCTCACCGCATCGGGGCTCACCGGCAGCATCACGCTCACCGCATCCGCGTCCCTGTTCGTCGCAGGTGATGTGGGCTCGTACTTCAAGATCAGCGAGGTCAGCGCCTCGAAGTACAACCAGTGGACGACCGGGGTGGCGCACACCAGCGCCGACATCGTGTACTACCTGGGCAATATCTACCAGGCCGGGACCACGGCATCGGCTGGCACCCGACCCCCGATCCACACGACCGGCACCGAGAGCGATGGCGTCGTGGACTGGACGTT